TTTGCGGTCCCCGCGCGTCATGAGCAAGGCAGTTTCGTAGACCCGCCTCGGTCCGCGGTTGGCATCAGGAATAATTCCTGTATTCCCCTTGTGCCAGATAAGCGGAAATGGGTTCACAACCCAGCCGCCTGCTTTAAACATGGATACAGTTTCATGATAAAAATCCATACTGAACCAGAAAACAAGGTGAGCCGAAGGTGCAATGAAGTTGTCTTGCTTTGCGAGGAATACTTCTATCAGACGGAAATAATCCTCGGGCTTGTCTTCATATTGTCCATAGATATTAGCGCCGCTTTGCCCCTTAGTGTCCCCCGCGTTCACGCCGTAGGGAAAATCGCAATGCACTAAGTTGAACGGATGCTCCTGCACGCGCTCGGCCCAGCGAGTAAAGTCCTTGTGCCGAATGTCCGCATACCGCTGGACGGGGGGTGGCGCCGGAATGTCGCTGTCAGTGATGACCGGCACGGAATTGTCCGCTGCAGGGGGTAACTGCACCTTCGGCAGTAGCTCGCGCATGGTCGAGGTCTTGCGGCGCTCCATAGCGCGCTGCGCGAAGTTGACTGCCTTGGAAAGCTTGTCAGCTTCGCAGACCTCCTTCACTCCTTCTTCCAGAAACTTGTTTACCATGTCGTAGCGCGCGACGTTGGCGCGGCTCATGTTCAGTTCGTCGGCGGTTTGTTCCGCTGTCCACTTGGGGTCTTCTTCGCGCTTAAGCTGATCAAACTTTGCGACGGAGCGAACGAGGTCTTGCCATGACAGATCAACCCGCCGGATATTTTCCTCTAGTTCGAGGATTTGCAGTTCTTTCTCGTCCAAATCTTCGGCGTATTGCGCCGCAATAACGTCGAAGCCGAGGAGTTTGTGCGCAGTCAGGCGGCGCTCCCCCGCGACCAAAAGCAGATCGCGGGTGACGACGATGGGATTGATCAGGCCGTTGCGCTTGATGCTCTCGGCCAGTTCTTCGATGCCTGTAAGTTCCCGGCGCTGGCGCGCATCGCGGTCAACGATGACGGAAGCGACGGGGATCAGGTCAAAGGTTCCGCTGGTCATTCGTCTAGCTCCGCGTTTTTCTGCAGAATGGCGCATTCGCCGGCACAGGCAGCGTAGGCCGCGGCGTCTTCGTAGGTGTCGGTTTTTACCTGCCCGGTAACGGTCCGCGCAAGCTTGAGCAGGACCATGAGCCAGGCTACGTCCTCTGCAGTGAGGACAAATTCGCCGCGAAGGTTTTCGTGGCCTACGGCTTTGCCCCAGTATTTGCTTCGCAGATAGGCGTTCCAGAGGTCCGCCGTATTGCTGAAATTGCTTTCGGGCGAACCGTATTGCTGGTTCCGGTCGCCGCAAGTATGTCGGATTGCGTTTTCGAGAATTTTTTCCCTGTAGCTCACAGCGGCCTCCGCTAGGATTTTCTGGTCTTCGAACTCTTGCTCGATAGAGGGAGCAGGGCCAAAAAGGCCCTGCTTGAAGAAGCTTAACTGCGTCACAGCGCGGCGGTCCGCCCGAGTTCGGCGTAGACAACCTCGGGATCGTTCGGGTCAGGCCGGTGCTTGAGTTCGCCGAGGCACTGAGCGCCGATGCAGGCCGCGAGGGCCTCGCTGACGCTGAGGCTTTCGTCCACGCCCAGGTGCTCGAAGAACCGCTTGAGGTTATACATCGAACGCTCGAACGCCTGCTCGTCCTCGTTGTCGAACAGGAAGGACTTGCGCGTCAGGAAGCCGGTCACGTCGCCGTATTCCGCCAGATCATCGGGGTCCACGTCATCGCTGGGTGCGACGCAGGCCATCGAGAACTCCAGGCGGTCGAAGGTCTTGCCGCTGTTCTTGCTCTCAAAGCTGTCGGTGTCAGGGTGCTTCTTGACCTGCCAGGTGTAGTGGCCAACGGGCGGGTTCGGCGGGCGCTTCACGTCTTCCATCTTGCGGTCGAGGGCGTCAGTAAATTTCATAGCCATTGCTGGTTTTCCTTGTGGTTGGTGATAGCGGGCAGGTATTCTCGGCCGGGCGCCCGCAGCCGGAGTGGCCGGGAATTAGGTGGCCTTAAGCTTCTCGAAGATAGTCGCGAGGCCGGTTTCGAGCGGATACTCTGCGTCGATTTTCATCGGTGCCGGGTTTTTCAGGTCGAGCAGCGCGGTAGGAAAGGTCTTAATGGTCCGCTTGACGTTTTTGCCGGAGCCCGTGGTTTCGCTCAAGATCATGGTGTTGAAGAAGCGGGGCAGCTTTGGGCCGAGTGCCTTGCCGATGCTGCTGGCCACTCCGCGCACCCGGCCGTCGCTGGCCTCGTAAATGTCGATGTGGGAGATTACGATGACGTTTGTGCGAAAGCTGTCGGAGGTGAGGTTAGCGATCAGGTCTTCGATCAGGTCCTGGGCTGTCTTATACCACTGACGCGGGTCTTTGGAGGTAGGGTTCATGGCGCGCGCCCATTGAAAGGCGGCGCGGCCCACATTGGTCAGTGAGTCCACGACGAGAACGGTCTTTTCGCCCCAGGCGGAAGGGTCGCTTTCGTCTTCGGGCCAGCGTTCGAGGGCGGACAGCGCGTTGACGTAGGCCTTAGGCGTGCCCGCGACCTTTGGTCCCTGCGGTGTCATTTTCATCGGATCGCGGAAGCTGACGTATTCGATCTTGTCAAGCAGTTTCGGATCGGCCGCGCCGACGTGATAGATCAGGGCGTCAAGGCCGCTGTCAAGGTCGATGATCTTCAGGTCGTAGCCCGCTTGGACGAGCGGCGTCAGCGCCCCGGTTTTGCCCGCGCCAGAGTTGCCGACGAAGAGAAGCTTGACAAAGCTAGAGGCGGCGTAGGTGGAAGCTTTAGGCATTTTATCTCGCTTTCAGGGGGTCCCAGTTGTGGTCAACATAGTCGCTCTTGAGGAAGTTTTCGCGGACCTTCGGGCTGCGCGAGCAAAGTTCTCGGAACGGGCAGCCGCCGTAGTTGCCGCAGGCGGACAGGTTCATCGGGAACTTTTGAAGCGCGGTGGCGCTGCGGGCAAGTTCGATAGTATAAAGCGCGCTTTCATACCATTCATCAAGCTGGTCTTTGCTGCGTGTGGTGATACCGCGCTCGAAGCGGGTAAAGTTAACAGCGATCTGCGCCGCGTCGATGATGACGCCGCGAACGGGGGAACGCAGGATTGCTTGGCCGGCCCAGGAATACAGGGACATTTGATTGTTGGGTGAGAACTGCTCGAAGTAATAGGTCCCAACGGTCCCGCCGGTGGTTTTCTGGTCCATGACGTAAAGGCTGCCGCCCATGTCTACCACACGGTCCAGGTGTCCGCAAAGCAGTATTTCGTCATTGGCCTCAAGGGTGAAGGAAAGCTCGACGGCGGGCTTGCCGTTTTGCAGGTGGTATGTGCGGATACCGTCTTCAGTTTCTTCGGCGAACTGGTCGATATACCAGATGATAGTGCGGACCAGGTTCGGCCGGGTTTTCTTTGTGTCATCGAAATGTTTGGGCTGGCCTTTTTCGAAGTCCCACGAGGCGACTAGGGCCTCGTCCACAACGCGGAGCAGCGCGTCTTCTATGCTGTCGCCTTCGGCGCGGTATTTGTAAAAGTTTTCCAGCGCGCTGGCGTAGATACCGCCGAACAGCAGGTGAACGCTTTCCCGCTTGGGCCGGATGCCCGCGATCATGCTGTAGTAATACTTGCGGAGGCACGTTTGTGCCAGTTCGATGCTGGTGGCGTCCCAAGCGAATTGCAAGCCGTCTTTGAAGCTGCGCTTGTTCATAGCTTAATGTCCAGATCGAGAGCCTTGAGGACTTTGTCCTGCTTTGTGGTGGTTTTGGGTTTGGCGCCTACGCCGCCGCCGTTCTGAAACAGGTGGCGTTTCTTACGCATTTCATCCACGATGGCTGCGTGATCTTCGCGCGTCAGTTTGAGCGGATCGCGGCTGAACAGTTCGTTGAGATCGGTCACAGGTCTGCCTCCAGATCGGGAAGTTTTGTTTCGGTGCGGTGCTGGTCAACGTAGTTGCTGATGATGGACCGAACGGCAAGAGAGGTAGGGATGCCGTTCGGCCGAAAAATGCTTTCGAGGAAGTCCCAATCGCCGCGCCGCAGGTTCAGGGTCTTCTTTTCTAGATCGTCGTTTTTCATTTCGATTTCACTATCAGAAGTTCGTTGTCGGGCGACGTTGGGCTGATGCGGAAGCTGAGGCAGGAAAGATCAGGATCTTTCTTGCGTTCCGCGTAAAGCTTCTGCCGCAGGCGCTCGGGATCATTGGTCTGGACTATGATCCCGATTTCGCTGCGGTAAGCTTCGTAGAGGAGTTCAAGCAGGTTCAAGGCGGATCGCCGGATAGAGGTTGTTCTTCTGCTCGATCAGGTCAGTGACCGTACAGGTGTATTCGTGGCCCTCGTCGAGCCAGGGGGAAAGGAAGCAGGCGGTGCTGGCTTCGACGTAGCCGATGTGCTGGTTGTCGTAGAAAACCTTGATGGCGTAAGCGTCGAACTGGTTGTCGGGTTCGCGTTCCAGCGTCAGGCGGACCGGTGGAACGAAGTTGGCTACGATAGCCTTGGCAGGGATGCCGTCGCGCTCGCGGAAGTGCATTCCTACGACACGGCTTTCAAATTCAGGGGCTTTCATGGTGTTCTCCACGGTGGAAAGGGGGCGCCGCGCAGGCCCAGGGATGAGGTAAAAACCCGCGCGGCGCTCGGAGGTTCAGGCCCCACCAAAAGCCTGAACCCCCTGACCTCTTAGAGCGACAGCTTCACGTCCGCGACTTTGGCGCGCTCTTCGAGGTTTTTCTTGGCCAGGTCCACGATCTGCGGATGCTCGGACAGCTCGGCGATCTTGATTTTGATCGCGTCCTCGCC